GGCATCAATGGGGTAGTGAATAACTACCAAAATCAAGACACAAAAAAAGCCCCGAACCTTTCGGCTCGGGGCGGTGGGTTAGATGAAAAGTACCGTTAACGTGAACAGTGTCACTGCGCAGGTGGACGTAATGTAAAACCAGCACGTGTAGACAATTCCCCATGCGTCAACTTGCTTTCGTATGAGGCGTTTAATAGAAGTAAATCCTTCCATACTTTTTCTCCGAATTGCTCGATTAGATATTCTTTATTGCGAAGCAATTGATGGCGCGGTGACCGCGCCATCATTGCCAGTGTGTATTTACTGGCGTGTTGCATTAGCCAATGACCTTGATCAAGGCGTTGAGGTTTTGAACCAGATCGTCGAGGTCCATTGACGATTTGAAATCGTCCGCTTTCTGGATACGCTTGATAGCGGTTTCCAGAGCTTCACGAACCATCGCTTCAGCGGAGCGCGTCCGCGCGTCCGCGCCTTGCTTGCCCGATGCGATTTCCTCCGCGATACACTCGCGCTTTTCCAGCGACCGTTTGATGTCTGCTGCAACCGCATTTGCTTGGCGCATCCAATATGGACGGGGTTGACCGTGAACAGTCTTATCGCCAGCAACCTTAGCGGATACCGCCATAAGGTCTTGCGCTGCTTTCGGAAAGCCCGAATTGATGGCGTTTTTAGTAAACGTCCAGCTTTCCTCGGTTGCGGTCGAGCCGTTTGTTTTCGGGCTGATAAACATAGTCGATTTCCAGCCCGCAGCGCGGAACACGTCAAGGCGTTTGATTTTGTTAAGATCGCTCTTAACCGTTTCTTTTGTCCAGTCACGCAATGTGATGTGGATTTGCTCAGAAAGTTTTGCGGATACTGTCATGTTATTCTCCAATATTGTTAGACAGTTGATGTTAATCAGGAGCGCTCATCGCCGCCTGACAAGATCTTTATACGTGATTTGGTAGGGCTTGTCCTATTATCAGGCGCGCGAGGTAGTGAATCACTACTTTTTTGACGCGTGATTAGTTTACCGGCGCAGAGCGTACCGACATATATTGACCCCACCTACCCCCCACCCCCCTCCACAGCCGCGCGCGCCGTGCAACTATATAATACTATTCTGCACAAATATTTTGCGTTTTTACCAAATTTGACTATGTTGCGAACATGGCTATACATATCGAACCCGAAACAGGGGTCGCAAAACGCACCCCACCCAAGATCAAAGATCTCGCAGTCAAAGCAAGCGCCGCTGCAAGAACAGCAGAGTTCCTGCATGAGAATGGTTTGGAGATAAAACCCAACCAAGACGATAAAGACGTGGCTGCTGCACTGGCGGTGTCTTACGCAGAAGATCCAGACAAAACTTCAAAGGCTGCAACCCCCAAGCGGGTAGCCCACCTCACCCCAGCCACCCTGCTAATGACAGATCGCATCTTAAAAGATTTTGGTCATTCCGTAGTGAAATCGGCTACGCAGGTGCGACATCTTGTCACAAACAAGCTGATTGAAGAAACTGAAAACCCAGACCCACGGGTGCGTATCCGTGCGCTAGAACTGTTGGGTAAGATCAGCGATGTAGGATTGTTTGCTGAGAAAACTGAGGTTACAATAACCCACCAGACTACGGATGACCTGAAAGACAGACTGCGGGAAAAGCTGACAAGGCTTATAAACCCAGAACCCCACCCAGAGGTAGAAGACGCTATCGTTATAGAAGGCGCTACCATCGACGTGGACAAGGAATTAGGACTAGATGACGACTAGCCCCTATAGCCCTGCATCCGCAGGGGCGAGCCTCGCCGAAATCGCTGCAGGTATGGACTTCTCTCCAGAAGACATACAGCATGTGCTAAAAAATCTGGACAGTTTTGCTCCTGAAGAACTTCAGGAGATAGACAAGATAGTGGAAGAACTTTCCACGAGAAACGCTAACCAGTCTGCGCATGATGACCTGATAGCGTTTTGTAAGCGGATGCAGCTAGATTATAAGGTTGGTAGGCACCACCGCATACTCGCGGACAAGCTGATGGCGCTGGAAGATGGCTCGTCGGACCGTGTATGCGTCAACATCCCACCCCGTCACGGCAAGTCACAGCTAGTATCTATATTCTACCCAGCGTGGTTCCTTGGGCGTAACCCCGGTAAAAAGGTTATGATGGTGTCCCACACCACGGACCTCGCGGTTGATTTTGGTAGGAAGGTGCGTAACCTGATAGCTACCGCAGAATACAGAGAAATATTTCCAGAAGTTTCTCTGGCAGTGGACAGTAAGTCGGCTGGGCGGTGGAACACAAACTTTGGAGGTGAGTATTTTGCGTGTGGTATTGGGTCTGCCCTTGCGGGACGTGGCGCTGATTTGCTCCTTGTTGATGATCCTCATTCTGAGCAAGATGTTATTAACGGAAACTTCTCTGTGTTCGACAAAGCATACGAGTGGTTCACCTTCGGCGCACGTACTCGCCTTATGCCGGGCGGTAGGGTTGCCATAGTCCAGACACGTTGGCACATGGACGACCTCACGGGGCGTGTGACTAACGATATGGTGAAGAATGACCTCGCAGATCAGTACGAAATTGTGGAGTTTCCCGCACTTTTGGACTCTGAGGACAGCAAAGGTAAGCCGATAAAGAAACCGTTGTGGCCTGAGTTCTTTGATTTAGCGGCGTTAGAGCGCACAAAAGCGTCAATGCCCGCGTTCCAGTGGAATGCACAGTATCAACAACAACCTACGGCTGAAGAAGCGTCAATAATTAAGCGAGAATGGTGGGGAATATGGCCTCACGACGACCCACCGTCCGTGGAGTACGTGATTATGTCGCTGGACGCCGCCGCAGAAAAGCATAATAGGGCCGATTACACTGCGCTGACTACATGGGGCGTGTTTTTTAACGAAGAAGAGAACGCACGGCACATTATTTTGCTGGATTCTATCAAAGAACGGCTGGAATTTCCTGAATTAAAAGAACTTGCCATGCGAGAATACAGAAATTGGGAGCCAGATGCGTTTATTGTGGAGAAAAAGTCCTCTGGTGTGGCGATTTACCAAGAAATGCGGCGTATGGGGCTACCCGTACAGGAGTATACACCCCACAGGGGGACAGGAGATAAGCTTGCGCGGCTTAATTCTGTAGCTGATATTATTGCATCTGGCATGGCGTGGGTTCCATCCACCCGATGGGCAGATGAGTTAGTAGAAGAAATCGCAGGATTTCCGTTTATGTCTAACGATGACCTTGTTGACTCCACAGTTATGGCCCTGATGCGGTTCAGACAGGGTGGGTTTATACGTCTACCCACGGATGAGTGGGATGATGACCCAGTGTATCGCAGGCCCGTAGAGTATTATTAAACAGAGATATCCACAATCGAGCCTTGCGGTTTTAAGCCAGTGTTTGATGCACCAAACTTATCATAACTTAACATCAAGTCTAATTGTTGCCTTTCAAGAGCCTTAGCGAGCTTGTGAGCGCGGTTGTGTTGTTTCTGAACCTGTTGCTGCGCCTGATGGTTTTCGATGCTCTCACGGCTTCTCTCAACGCCTACGGCAAACGGTAAATTTCCTACGGGTTCAAGCATTGGCTAACCACACAAAAGCAACAAGGCCACCTACTCCAAGGATAAACACAAGTATCCCCGCCACCCACTCAATAATAGTTTGCTTTATCTCCATCCTACGGAAGTCATGTTCACGCTTCTGCTTCCTGATCTCCGCCTCTATTCTCAAAAACTCCTGCCAGTGAGATGGTCCTAATATAGCTGGATGGCTAATCAACTCCCGCAACTCATCGCGCATTCTCTGTGCTTGCTTCCTTGCAAGAAAAACTTCCATAGCTTGAGCTTGGACACCCCCACCCAAAGCCTTATACCAAGGCGGTTTCTCTGCCATCTTTTCAGCCTGATCAATATCAGCCATACAGTTAGCCCATTGCTGCAACTGTTGGCCCATATCCTGAAGATCTCGCCCGACTTGGACGCCTTTTTTCAAAAAATTATAGGCCGCTTGTGCGCCAGCGATTGCAACACCTATCTCTATCATGTTTTGTGGAACCTCGCGGGACAAGCGTAGTTAGGATGAACTACATAACTTTCATCATACCACATGTAGCTGGGTCTTTTTTGACCACAGTCGTACACACAGACCTTGTACAACCCGGAATAAAAACTTTGCCCCCACAGTACCGCAACTAAGACACACGTCATCTTGTTTTTGTACCATGTATTGTCTACA